TACGTTGTCACTGGATGGTTCAACACCTAATGCCATGACAGCGGATTTTGACCTTAACTCAAACAACATACTTAATGGTGGTTCAATAACTGCCACAGGTATCACTCTTAACGGGGTAGGGATTACCCCAACTTCAGTAGCAGCAACTCCTGCAGCATCAGCTATTACCATTACAGATGCCGGGGGGTACTATACAGCTACTGAAGTGGAGGCGGCTCTACAGGAGCTTCCTACGCAGTACCAGCCACTAGGATATGCTCCCGGTGCTATGGTCTTCATCGAAAGCCAAGACGCAAGCGCAAGCTCAACGCTGGACTTCACTGGTTTCGACGCCGCGCAGTATGACAGCTACCAGTTTGTCCTATCGAATGTAACGCCTACCACTGACGCCGTGTCGCTTAACGCGAGGCTTTCAACTAATGGGGGTTCAAGCTACTTATCTACAGCAATTTATGACCGCAGGTCCGTTGGTCAGGCAGGTACAGTAACGGTTGCGACTGTGGATCAGCAAACCGCTCAAAGTTGGTGGGCTTTACACGACAACACCGACGAGCCGGGTAATGCTGCTGGTGAGGACGGTTTCAGCGGGACAATGAAGTTATACGGGCCACACCTCGTTAAAAAGACATACTTTACGTGCGATGGGTATTTGATGGGTGATACCGCAGGGGAGGGGACACTCACCCTAACTGGCGGACATGTCATTCAACCCGCTGCACACAACGCTATCCGGTTTCAATTTGATAGCGGCACCATCGCCAGCGGAACCATCACCATGTACGGACTAAGGAACTCATAAAGGAAGGTCAACCATGACACCTGAAGAAATACGAAAGAGGGCCGAGGGAGACCTAGAGTTCTTCATAAGCCTGATCGCACCTACTCAGGTACTTGGTAACTGCCACAGGGACGTGATCCACTGGTGGAACCGACAGGAAGCTAAACACCACCAGCTTCTCCTGTTCCCTAGAGACCACGGTAAGTCCCGCCTAGTAGCCTACAGGGCTGCATGGGAACTAATGAAGGACCCTACGATACGTATCCTGTACATCTCCGCTACGTCAAACCTAGCAGAGAAGCAGCTTACTTTCATCAAGGGTATCATCACTAGCGATATCTTCCGTAGGTACTGGCCTGAGCATACGCACCCTGAGGAAGGGAAGCGGGCTAAGTGGACTAACTCAGAGATTGCTCTGGATCATCCACAGCGTACCAAAGAGAACATCAGAGACCCCTCGATATTCACGGCGGGTCTCACAACCTCCATCACTGGTCTCCACTGCGACATAGCAATACTGGACGACGTGGTGGTCAATGAAAATGCATATACCGAGGAAGGACGTAGGAAAGTCCAAAGTCAATATTCGCTACTCTCGTCAATCGAAGGAGCAGACGCCCGTGAATGGGTTGTTGGCACACGGTATCACCCAAAAGACCTGTACAATGATATGATGGGTATGGTCGAGGATATTTACGATGACGAAGACACGAAACAGACTGAGGAACACATCTACGAAACTTACGAACGAGCCGTCGAGGACCTTGGGGATGGAACCGGAGAGTTTCTATGGCCGAGACAGCAACGCAAGGACGGAAAGTGGTTTGGATTTGACAAACGTATTCTGGCTTCCAAGCGTGGCAAGTACCTCGATCGACTTCAGTTCAGGGCACAGTACTACAATGACCCTAGCGACCCAGACAATCGACCTATAGATTACGACCAGTTCAACTACTTCGATCGTAAGCATCTGAAGCAGGAGGACGGTATCAACTGGTTCTACAATGGACGCAGGCTAAACCTAATAGCCTCAGTGGACTTCGCCTTCTCAACACGAAAGGGTGCCGACTACACAGCCATTGTTGTCATTGGTGTTGACGAAGATAACAACATCTACGTCTTGGATATCGACAGGTTTCAGACTGACAAGATCAGCGAGTACTTCAAGAACATCTTGGGTCTCTACAATCGGTGGGGCTTCAAGCGCCTCGTAGCAGAGACTACAGTAGCCCAACAGGCGATCGTCAGGGCTCTGAAGGAAGACTGGTTCGCAGCGCACGGGTTGAACATCCGTGTCATTGAGGTCAAGCCTACGAGGAACCAAGGCTCCAAGGAGGAACGCATGGAAGCTATTCTCATGCCTAGGTACGAGAACAACCAAGTGTTCCACTATAGGGGCGGCAACACGCAGACGCTAGAAGATGAATTGGTGTCACAGAACCCGGCGCACGATGACGTAAAGGATGCGTTAGCCAGTGCGATCGAACACTCTGTACGACCAGCTTCTAATGTTCACTACAAGAAACATAATGATAATGTCGTATGGCACTCACGCTTCGGCGGAAGATCACACTAGAGGATAACAAATGGCCAACAGGACTTTAGACGTCAGTAACTTAATTACAGCAGATACAATAGCGTCCACTGTGGCTAACCGCTTCGAAGAGTGGAATATGTACCGCCAGCACTGGACAGAGGAGAAGAAAGAACTCCGTAACTATGTCTACGCTACTGATACACGCACCACGAGCAACAACAAGTTACCTTGGGCTAACTCTACTACTACGCCCAAGCTAACACAAATCTATGACAACCTGAAGGCAAACTACTACGCCTCCCTGTTCCCTAACCGACAGTGGCTAGAGTACGAGGGCGACAGCAAACAGGATGACACTAAGCTCAAGCGTGATACCGTAAAGTATTTCATGTATAACAAGACAGCCAACTCAGGGTTTGTCAACACAGTAGCAGATGAGCTTCTGGACGACTGGATACTCACAGGAAACTGTTTTGCTACTATTGACTACCAGACAGAACGTGTACGTCATGACAATGGAGACAACACCTATGGTTACATTGGCCCTAAGCTCGTTCGTATCTCTCCTTTTGACATCATGTTTGATATTACGGCAAGCTCCTTTGACAAGACCCCTAAGATCATCAGGTCCATCAAGACCCTAGGTGAAGTAGCCAACATGGTTGCAGAGGGTAAGGATGAGTACAAAGCGATCTACGATAAGATGATGATGAACAGAGCCGAGGTTGGTTCTGCTACTCAGGTCACAAAGAGTGACGGCTTCATCGCTGATGGCTTCTCCAGCTTGGAACAGTACTATCAGTCAGGCTACGTTGAGATACTCACGTTCTATGGTGACATGTACGACGCCTATGATAACTCGGTTCAACACAACCGGATCATCGAAGTGGTCGATCGTGCGTTTGTCATATCGAACAAGAGCAACCCATCGTGGCTACCAACGACCGTATACCATAGTGGCTGGCGTTCTAGGCCAGATAACCTCATGGCAATGGGTCCATTAGATAACTTGGTCGGTATGCAGTATCGTATTGACCACTTAGAGAACCTCCGTGCAGACGTTTTCGACCAGATCGCTCTACCTATGCTAAAAATCAAGGGTGATGTAAGAGATTTCGACTATGAGCCCGGTGGTCGTATAGTTTTGGGAGACGAGGGTGACGTAACATCCCTTGTCCCAGAGAGTTCAGCCCTACAGGCAGACTTCCAAATCCAAAATCTTGAGAACAAGATGGAGGAGCTAGCAGGTGCACCAAGGAATGCTATGGGCATTCGGACACCCGGCGAGAAGACTGCCTTCGAGGTTGATGCTCTAGCAAACGCCGCTAACCGTATCTTCACTCATAAGATCGGTAAGTTCGAGCGTGAGTTTCTTGAGCCTGTCCTTAACGGGATGCTCGAAAGCTCTCGACGCCTCATGAACACTTCGGAAATCGTCAGGGTTTTTGACGAACCGACTGGGATCACTAAATTCCGTGAGATAACTCGTGAAGATATCAATGGTAACGGAAAGATCAAGGCTCGTGGCGCAAGTCACTTCGAGGAGCGTAACCAGCGTGTTCAGAACATTAACAACCTGATGCAGATCAAGATGGCTGACCCGTCAGTTGGTATGCACTTGTCAGGCAAGGAAATCGCAAGGATGCTTGCTGAAGAAATCGGACAGGAAGCTCTGTTCGGAGAGAACATCGGTGTCACTGAGCAGTCTGAAACCCAGAAGGCTGGCCTCGATGCTGAAGCAGACGTCAACGAGGACCTTGAGCAGAAAGCGGAGATGGGCCTATGAAGTCAATATGGCTTAAAGGTCATGAAAAGAATAAGGAGGCTAGACGTGAGCAGATTAAAAGTGCTGCTTGGGCGTTCAGTCTCCTTGAGGAAGTCTTGGAGAAGGAGTTCAAAAAGAAGCCCCTTCCGAAAGACTATAGTGATCCACAGTGGGTCCACAAAACGATTGCAGCGAATGAGTACAACCGTGCTCTCGATGACCTGCTGTCACTAATTCAAATTAACGAAGGATGACCATCCAATGAGCGTTTTCGACGACAACCAAGCCGTAGCAAACGATACCCAAGCTGCTCCTGCAGAAGGCCAGACCCAAGCCGACTACGTGAAGCAACTTGCAGAGGCACGCGGAGAAAAGTGGACTGATCCACAAGTCATTGCCAAGGGGAAACTTGAGGCTGACGAGCATATCACGAACTTAGAAAAGCAGCTTGCAGAGATGCGGGATGACCTAGCTAAGAACAGCTATGCGGAGCAGGTACTTGAAGCACTGAAGAACAAGGACGGTACCCCACACCGTGAACCTTCAGAGCCCAACAACAATAATGTAGGGGACGGATCAGATCAGAACACCACTGACAAGACCGTAGATATTGATAGCCTTGTTGAGCAAAAGATGTCAGAGCGAGAGCTTAAGCAGACTATTGCTCAGAACGTATCGACTGTAGAGGCTCACTTGGAGCAACAGTTTGGTACAGAGGCTACGAAGGTTGTTCAGGACAAAGCTAAGGAGCTTGGTATGTCAATGGACAAACTGAAGGCAATGGCGGGTGAGACCCCGAAAGCCTTCTTAGCCCTCGTAGGTTCGGCCCCGATTGTAGAGCGTAATGCTAACGTCACTTCCAGTGTCAATACTACGTCAGGGCAATTTCAGAACTCTGGTCAGAAGAACTTCCAGTACTGGCAGAAACTTCGCAGAGAGAACCCCAATCAATATTATCGTCCTAATGTCCAGAATGAGATGGTTAAGAGCCGTCAGGAACTAGGCGATAAGTTCTACTAACAAGGAGATAGTCTCATGGCTATGACTACAGCTAATTCTACCCTTCTGACACGTCAGGAGATTTGGTCCGCTGAGCTTAAAGAGACGTTGAAAGACGACTTGATGGCACAAAGCTACGTGCGTATGCTCGATGGTTTTCCAGACGGCGAGACCTTTACGATCCCATCGGTCGGCGATGCTCGTACTGATGACTACAATGAGGACGCTGCTGTTCAGTACCGTCCGCTCGATACTGGCGAGTTCCAGTTCTCGATCACCGAGTACCTCTCTTCGGGTACTTACATCACTAAGAAGGCCGAGCAGGACATGTTCTACATGAACGAGCTTGTTTCTTCCTTCGTGCCTAAGCAGCGTCGGGCTATCATGGAGCACTTCGAAGTGACTTCCTTGGCGGCTCCAGAGGCTGGTGTTTCTGCTAACTCGCAGGAAGCAGTCAACGGCGCTAACCACCGCTTCTCTGGTGGTAACACTGGTGTCATCGAGCTTGCTGACTTTGCTGCTGCTATGTACGCCCTGAAGAAGGCTAACGTCCCTCAGGAGAACATGGTTGCTATCGTCGATCCTTCGGTTGAGTTCATCGTGAACACACTGACGAACATTGTGGGTGTTTCTGACAACCCAATGTGGCAGGGTATCCTCGAAACAGGCATGGGTCGCGGTATGCGCTTCATCAAGAACATCTATGGCTTTGACGTCTATACGTCTAACTACCTGCCAGCGGTGGCTGACAGCGCACTTCCTGACCGTGGCGGAGCAAACAACGTAGACTACTCGTCCACGAACGGTAAAGCGAACTACTTCTTTTCGGCTTCGGGCGATGTTCTTCCTCTGGTTGGCGCATGGCGTCAGGAGCCAGAAGTGGACATGGAGTACAACAAGGACTACCAGCGCACTGAGTTCGTTACGACGGCTCGTTATGGTGTCAAACTGTATCGTCCTGAAAACATGGTAATGGTTGCTTCAACCCCAACGATCACCTAATTAGCTAGAAAGAAGGAGAACTAAACATGTCTACTTGGACAAACTCGGATGGACTTAATGTTCGTTTTGGTACTACCCGTGCGGATACAGTGACTGACGGTCTGGGCAACCAGCCAATCAAGTCGCTTGAGATTAAGCACACTGGTGGTTCACCAGTCGCTATTGCATCCGCAGTAGCTGCTGACATTGCTCACCTGCCAGCCAATGCACTCATCACTGATGCCTTTATCATCGCTGAGACTGCTTGGACAGGCACAGGTACCATTACTGTTGGCCTAGCCAATGCTGCTGGCGCCGCCATTGACGCTGACGGCATTGATGCTGCAGTTGATGTTGACAGTGTGCTTGCTGCCATTGGTGACGTTGTCGCCTGTGATGGTGCACTGGTTGACAAGACGGCCACGATTGGTACAGCCCCCGGTTGGATTTACGTTACAGAGAGTGGTTCCGTAGTTGGAACTGCCCGTATCGTAGTCAACTACACGCTTACCTAAAACTAACGTACCCTCGGTCTTCGGACTGGGGGTACACCCTAATTATTATGGAGACGCACTAATATGGCAAACGTACAACACTCCGCGCTTACTGGTGCTGAGCTTCACGAACCTAAGGG